CGGGAAAAAGTGCGGCGGGTATATCGACGACTCGTTGCTCCCCGACGCGTGTTTCGATTATTACGATCTCGCACGCGGCGCAGGCGGTCTCTTGCTCGTGCGGGTGACCGACGGAAACGAGTTGCAATCCGAGGCGACCTTGTACGCGAGGCGCTCGAGCTTGACTCCAATGGGAACGCTCAAGGCCAAAAACGGCGGCAGGTGGGGCGGCAAGGCCGCGAAGTATACCGACGACATGCCCAACGGCGGCGCGATCGACCTCACGAACACGACTCTCGACACCGGGCTTGTGATGAAATCCGACGAGTGGAAAGGCGGGTATGTCGAGCTCGCCGAGGTGCCGAATGTGCAATATCCGATCGTCGGCAACGACGCGGCCGGTGTGATCACCGTCGCCGCGGATCAAACGATGCTCGACGACTGGACGGCCGGAGGCGCGACCGACGACCGCTTTTACCTCGTGCTTGAGAACGAGGAGAAAATGTTGTCGTATGAGATCCGCGACGGCGAGGAAAACCCCGACACCGAGTTCGGTCTTTTCTTGTACGTCGACGGCGCGCTCGCGAATAACTGGCCCAACCTCTCGACCGACCCGGCGTCGGCGCGGTATTGGGTCAACGTGATCAACAACGACGGCAACAACGCCGAGATCGAGGTCGTCGACTTGTGGACCGGAGCGCACGTCGCAAGCGTTCGGCCGGCGAATCACTACGGCACGATCAACGCCGTGACCACGACCGTTTTGACCGCGGACATTCACGAGTTCAACCCGGCGAGCGTTGGAGACGCCGACGGCACGGTCGCGCTCGGAACCACGACCGACGACATGATCGCGCAAACGATCACGCTCACTTTTTCCGACGCAACCACGTTCACCGCGGTCTCCGACAAGTTCGGTTCGTTGGGAGCGGCCGGCACCGTCGGATCGCTTTTCACTCCCAACAACAAATGGTCGCCTCCTTTCACTCTCACGGCCGGGGGCTCAGTATGGGAAGCGGCCGACGTCGCGGTCTTGACGTACAAGCCGTTCGTCGCCGACTCGTTGATCGACGGGTACGTGTACCCGGACAAGGTCAACGCGAAGCGTGAGAAGTATCGGATCGTCGACAACGATCACAAGACGATCACCGCGGCGCCGGGTTCCGACCTCACCGTGAGCGGCGCGCCGGCCGACGAGTTCCTCGTCGTTGCTCCGCTGGAAATGGCCGGAGGCCGGGACGGGATCGCCGACCTCACCGACGCGGACTATATCGCGGCATGGGACACCTCGACCTCGTTGTTCAACCAGATCCACGGCAAGAATCTCGGGCTCGTGAAAATGGCGACGCCGGGAATCACCTCGACCGCGGTTCAGAAAGCCGGGGTCGCATACGCCGACGCGAAAAACCACCAATACCGGATCGAGGTTCCCGACACGACCACGACCGAGGAGGCCGCGGATCTGTACGTCAACGACACGATCGGTCGCAACGATTTCTCGGTCGTGAGTTTTCCGTCGTATGCCTATGTCACCGATCCCAACGACGACGGATCGGGCAAACGCAAGCTCGTCTCGTGCACCGGTATGATTCACGGCCGGGAGGCGCGCACGGCGGTCGATTACACCGGTTATCACAAGGCCGGCGCCGGCGTGGATCAGATCTTGCCGTCGGTCCTCGAGCTCCCGACGGGCGACGTGATCCTCGACGAGGAATATCTCAACCCGCTCGGGATCGGTCTGATCAAAAAGGTCAAGGGCAATTTCGTCTTGTGGGGCGATCGCACTCTCAACGTCGACCCGGCGTGGAAGTGGAAGCATCAACGAGAAATGCTCTCGTATTACGAGAACACTCTCCGCGAGGCTTTCGACTGGATCATTTTCCAGATCAACGATCCGATTACCGAGAAAATGGCGCTTACCTCGCTCAAGACCTTTTTCTTGCCGGAGTGGCGCAAGCGTGCTCTCCGCGGCGACACGTTCAACGACGCCGCGCGGATCAAGATCGACGGCGAGATCAACACCGACCTCGTGCGGTCACAGGGCGAAATGTACGCGCAAATCGCGCTCCGTCTCGCCGACACCGTCGAGCGGTTCATCATTGAGATCGGCAAGCAAGGAATTTTCGAGTCGGTCGCGGCATAAGCGTTTCGACTTGAGGGGGGGAATGAGGGAAGTCAAAAACCGATTCTAAAACCAATAAGGAGGATCAGATCATGGCAGTCACTTTGAAAAAGTTTCTCGGAGACGGCGGCGCGGGTCTCGACGACTCAATGGGATTCGACAACCTGTACGACGTGATCAAGGCGTTGGCCGACGCGCAAAACAACCTCGTGACTCAGTTCAATCAACTCAAGGCCGACCACGACTCGAGCACGACACCGACAACCGCGGCCAACCTCGCCTCGGCCGTGACCGTCGAGTAAGGATCAAAACCCGGTCAAAGGATCTTGTAGAGGGATCCTTGCCGAAAGGAGAAAGACATGAAAGGCGTTTTGCAAAAAGACCACATTCCGGTCAACAAGTATCAGTTGTTGATCCTCGGAATGCCGGCGATCACTTTCACCGAGATCTCGGGGATCGAGGAGGAGTTGCAAACGACCGATCTCCCGGATCGCACAACCGCAAGCGGTGGACATACCATGCCGGTCGAGTTCACCGCGCAAATGCCTCTTTGGCATACGATCGAGCGGATTGCGCTCGAGGCTTGGTTCGTCGAGTGTCAAGATCCCGTTTCGCCTCTTTACAAAAAGGAGGCGACTCTCGTGTTGCAATCCATTTCGGGACAGTCGATCACGACCTATTCCTTGCTCGGGTTGTATATCAGCAAGCGCGCACTCCCGGATCTCTCAATGGAAAACGAGGGCGAGGGCGCGTTCGCGGAATGGACTTTCAAAGCGGATCAGTTGCTTCCGATCTAACCGTCGACGCAACCGACCGCAAGGTTCGACCTATCAAGATCGCTCCGGCGATCGATTGGAGGTAAACCATGCAATCCAAAGAAACCAAGATCAAGAAAACGACGCTTGCCGAGCTCGGGCCGAAACTCCCGATCGGGATCGTCGACAGCAAAACCGGAACACTCGGAAAGGTGTTTTCCGTTCGACCGTGGCGCCTCAAGGAGGAGCGCGAGCTCGGCAAGATTCGCGCGGCGAACGAGAACGCCTCGGTCGCTCAATATGTCGCAATGATCCTCGCGACAATGTGCACGCGTTTCGGCAACCACGATTTCGAGAAAATGAAGTTCGAGGAGCGACGCTTGATCTTGAGCTCCGCTTACATGGCCGACGTGTTTTATGCTTACATTTGGTTGAGGCGAGACGCGATCGGTTCCGAGTTGTCGTTGAAAATCACGTGCTCGAATTCCAATTGTCACACCAATTTTGAGTTTACCGGCGACCTCGGGTCGATCGACGTCGGTGAGGTTGACAGTCTTGTCGATACGGAATGGATTTACAAGCTCAAGACTCCGATCACGGTCCGCGGAAAACTGATCGAGCATTTCAAGTTCGGGCCGTCGAGGTGGAACACCCTCGAGACGATCCCGGCCGGCACGCGACGGTTCGACACCGGCGCCGCGAAGTCGGCGATCATACGCGGATCGATCCTCGAGGCCGGCGAGCTCGGGGCGATTCCGTTGGTCGACGACGAGCTCGACGAGCTCACGAAATTTGATCTCGAGAGAATCACGACGGCGATCAACGAGCGGCCGGTCGGACCGACCATGTCGATCGAGGGCAAGTGCACCTCGTGCGGCGCTCCTTTCGAGCACGCGATCGAGTGGGCGACCGACAATTTTTTCGAACCTTCCTCGAGTTGAGAAAGGAGGAGAGTCTCCTCGAGGAAATTTTCCTGTTCACGTATTACTTGCCGGGGATTCCATACGGTGACCTCCTCGGCATGACTTCCAAAGAGAGGGTTTGGTTTTTGAAACGCCTTGCAAAAGAGATCAAAGAGCGACCTCGCATGTCGTCGCTTTTTTAGGAGGCCGGTCAAGTGGCGCTCACTAAAGTCGGACTAGGCGCGGAGATCAATGTCAATCCGCAAGGCGCGGTTCGTGGCATGGGACAAGCCCGGGATGCGACGGGCAAGTTTATCAGGTCGACGGGCGACGCCTCGGCCGCGATCGGTCGGACCGAGCAAGCCGCAACTCGAGCCGGGCAACGGATAGGGCAAGCGTTCGCGAAAGCCGGAGAAAAGATCGACAAGTTTGGTCAGGCAATGAGGTCGGTCGCAATGGCGACGGCCGGAGCAACGCTTGTCGTCGGCGCCGGCGTCAAGCAAGCGGCAGATTTCCAACAAGGCATGGCCGACCTCGGCGCCGTCGTTGTCGCCGGTAAGAATCCACCGGCCGACGCAATGGAAAGACTCGGGGCGAAAGCTAAAGAAATGGGGATTATCACCGCTTTCTCCGCGAGCGAATCGGCCGACGCAATGCAAGAGCTCGCGCGAGCCGGTGCGACAGTCGAGGAGACGACCGGAGGTATCAAGGGAGTTCTCGATCTCGCCTCGGCCGGGAATGTCTCATATCAAGAGTCGGCATTGATCGTCGCGAATGTCACTCGCGCAATGGGTCGGGAGTTCAAAGACTCGACGCAACTTGCCGACGTGCTCGCAATGACCTCGGCGCGGACAAATGTCACCGTGACCTCACTCGGCGAAGCGTTCCGATACGCGGCACCTCAAGCAAAAGTCATGGGCATGAATGCAGAACAAACCGCGGCCGTGCTCGGCAAACTCGGCGACGCGGGTCTCAGGGGATCGATCGGCGGAACCTCGTTCACAAACATGATGGTCAAGCTAACAAAACCGTCGAAAAAAGCAAAACAGATCATGAAAGCGTTTAGGATCGAGCTCGAGACGGCCGACGGCAAGCTAAGACCGATCTCGGAAATTGTCGGGCAATTTTCGTCGAAGCTCAAAGGAATGACAAGCGACGTTGATCGCGCTGCGGTTATGACCGAGTTGTTTGGAGTTCGGGGTCAAAAAGCGTTCGCCGCGCTCATGCAAGCCGGTGAGACAAGCATTGCAGAAATGGTTTCGGATCTCGAGGGCGCGGCGGGTGTCGCCGACAAAATGGCTCAAACTCGCCTCGCGTCTCTCAAGGGTCAACTCAAAATGATGGCGGCGTCGGTCGAGGGTCTTTCGATCGAGATGTTTTCCGGTCTCGGTGAGGGAATGCAAAACGTGGTCACCGAGGCGACGGCGGGTCTCAACAATGTTTTGTTCGCGGTGCAAGCTCTCAAGGAGGCAAACAAGAAAGGCGCCGATCAACAAAAGGTTGTGAACGAGTTGACTCAAAAATACGGAGATACAGTCGTCGCGGTCGCTCAGGGTGTCATGGATACGATCCAGTTTATGAAAGACGCTTGGAATTCGGTTGTCGACGCGATCAAGTCGGTCGGCCGGGGTCTCGAGTCGGTGATCGGAGAGTCAGGCGTGCGAGCTCTCGTCGGCATGATCGGCAAGGTGACAATGCTCGCGGCCGTGATCGCACCGATCGCCGCGGTGCTCGCCGGGATCGCGTTCGTGCTCAAGGCGGTCGTGTGGCCGGCGATAATCAAGACCGGCAAGATTGTCAATTCGACTTTTGGGAAGTGGTTGATCCTCCTCACTCTCCTCGCGAAGTTTATCGGAGACGTGAGTGAGAAAGCCGGAAATAAAGACATTGCGATCCAGAATCGGATCGACGCGCACCGAAAGGCTATCGCCGAGCGGCAAGAATTGTATGCGTGGAAAGCGGCGCAGGCGCAAACGGGCTCAATGAAAAAGGTCGCTCGGGTCGGAGGATCGACAGCGGATACTCTCAAGGCGAAGCAAAACGAGATCGCCGTTGCGGGGGAAATTGCGAGCACTCGGTTGATCGGCGCGTCTCAGAATTCACAAACCGCGGGAGTGCAAAGTCTCGACACTCAAACAAAAAAGGCCGTCGAAATGGCCGAGACCGCGGGTAACAAATATCAAGAAGTTGCGAACGCGGCCGAAACTGCCGCGGGCACCGCGTCGGCGGCGTGGGTAAAGGGCGCCGGAGACGTTCGGCAAGGCATTGTTCAGATCACCGAGGCCGAGGCGCAAATGGCCGAGGCGAGCACCGGAGTTATCGGAGCGATCGGCGACGCGTGGGACGTTGCGACCGATGCCGGTGTCGGATTGTATGAGCTCCTCGGCGGTACGACTGAGAGAGTCAAACAACAACGTCTCGAGGCAATCCTCCTCGGGAAAGAATACGATCGACTCGCGGCCGCGTGGTCGAAACGCACCGGCGAGTTCCGAGTGCCGTCCGCTTTCGAGGTTGCCGGGCAAATGATGAACGAGGCAATGGCGGAGGGGAAAGTTCGGGCCGAAAAAAAGAAAGCCGAGGACGCTCAAGCGATCCAAGATCTCAGGGATGCACAAAAGCGTTCCGCGGAGAGTCGAGGCAAGGAAGTCGAGGAGCTTTATGGCAAGATCAAGGAAGGCATGGCGGGAAAGAAAACCGAGACGAACGTGAATATCAAAAACACGATGTGCCTCGACGGCAAGGCGGTCTCGTGGGCACTCTCGAAACAGCAACAAGAGATCCAGCAACGGGCCGGAGCGAAGTCGACCAAGTATCAACAAACCCTTTCGCGTCAACACGGCGCGCTCCCGGGCACGATCAATGTGACCTCGTCGTGAGGAGAGAACAATGCCGGGGATAAAATTCAAGTTGCCGGAGCTCGAGAGTTGGTTTCTCGCGAACGATGAAACCCTCGAGGAGTTTCAAGGCCAGTTCCCACCGCAAGAAATTTCTCACGAGATAACGTCGTCGTGGGGCGAGGATACCGCGCTCAATCGACAAACGACGATCTTGTCTTTTTTGCACGGCAACTCGGAGACGATCTCATTCCAGGCGAGACTTTACGCGCTCGACGCGACCGACGATATCACAAAGCGGATCAGGATGCTTTTCGGTTGGGTGAAACGCGATCCCAATTTGAAACGACCTCCGATCCTGCAATTCTGGATCGGCAATGCGGCCGTGAGTTTTCGCCGGTGCATCCTCGAGGCCGTGACCGGGATCGTGTATCACAGTTTCCGAAACGACGGCAGTCCGCGCGACGTCGAGTTCACACTCAACTTGCGCGAGTATCATCCTTATGAATTCGTTTTCCAGTTGGCCGGAGGTTCGACGAGCAACACCCGGTATCACCGAGCGCGCTTGCATGATTATTATGAGTGGCTCGCTCAACGAGAATACAACGATCCCATGAGAGGGATCGAGATCCGCAACTCGCACCCGGAAAAACCAAACCTGCAACCGGCCGACGTGGTCGTGCTCCCGAGCAAGGAGAATCTCTCGACGGGTTCTCCGGCGCCGAGTTCGATCTCATTGTCAACCGGGTTCGGTCGTGCGGATACTCCGCAACGAACGCTTCGGTTGGAAACCTTCAACAACCGAAATCGATCTTTTACCTCGTTGATCCAGGGAGACTAGCGTGCCGCGCGAGGAGATAGTTCGACCCGACCCGTCGCCTCTTTTCAATATCAGAGTGCAAGGGTACAAGCTCGACGAACGGGTTTTGCAGTTTATCGACACGATCGAGGTTGAGCGTTCGGATTCGATCGTCGATCAATGCAAGCTCACTCTCACGGATCCAAATTCGATCATTTCGAGCTCGAAAGTTTTTGCACCCGGCAATGAGATTGATATTTTTATGGGTTGGAAACGGGTCGGATACATGGGGCGCTTTGTTCTCATGCCGGCGAAAGTCTCGTTTCCCCTCGACGGAAACCAGACCTTTGATTTCACCGGATACTCGCGCGACTATTTTCTCGGGGAATCGAGACCGGAGACGGGGAACGCGATCCCTCAACGGAAAGGACAGAAACGAGATTATCCGACAATGTGGGAGGACGCGGCGATCGAGGAGATCCTCGAGTCGATTGCGAATCGTTGGGGGTTGGTTCTCGACGTCGACCCGGTCAAGATCCAGCCGGGCAACGTGATCCAAGGATCGAAAACAACCGACCTCGAGTTTTTGCATATCCTCGGGAATTTGACTGGTATGGTTTTTTGGATCGACTATGATCCAGTTTTAGAAAAATCCTGGATCTTACATTTCAAAAATAGTGATCGAATTTTTCAGGAGCAAATCCCTCTCAGAAAATATCAATACAACGCCGGCAATCAATCGACGCTCCTCAATTTCGAGCCCGATGTTTTGTTCCAATCACATTGGACACAACTCAGGGTTCAAGCGGCGATCCGGCACCCGTTGCTCGGCGTGATTGGAAACGAGGATGTACTCGTTGCGATCGATAGCAAGACGGCCGAGGGTTGGGAGCTCTCTTATGAGGACGAGCTCCTTGAGCAGATACCGGACGACGTCGAGGATCCGTCGGCCGAGGCGATCAAAATATTGATCGGGGATTACAGTTTCAGAGTGATCCCATATCAGGAGATCAAGAGTCGGGCCGACCTCGAGGTGTGGGCTCTCGCTTGGTTTGCTCGCAATCGAAACGAGTTTATTATCGGCAACGGCACGGTGATCGGCGACAACGAATTAGATTGCCGGCAAGTGCACGTGCTCCGCGGTCTCGGCCCTATGTATGATGGTCGATACTATTTTTCGAGAGTGCGGCATGTTATGCAGAAAGATCGAACCTATCAATGCGAGTTCACCGCTCGCAAAGTTTTGCCGGGGTTATAAATGGCGCGGTGGGAACGATATCTTGCTCGAGTAGTTGCCAACAACGACGAGGCAAAGCGCGGCCGGATCCGTGTTGTGTGTTCCGATTTCACCGGAGATCCCGACAAGCAACTCCCGATCTGGATCGAGCCGGCTTACGATTGGGGTTGGTTTGTCGTGCCCGACGTCGACGAGCTCGTCGAGATCGAGGTGCTCGAGCAACAAGACACCGACGACGTTCCGGGTCAAAGCTCGGTGATCAACCCCGTGATCAAGTGGCGCCAGAAACGCGAGTATCACTCGGAGGAGATCAAAGACGGGTTAGAAAAAGACGCGATCTTATCACCGACGCCGGTGCATGAGGATTTCACCGCGACCAATTACGGCAAGCGGCGAGGGTTCGCGACTCCAAACGGTCACGTGCTCATGTTCGACGACACCGACGGCGGTCAACAGATCAACTTGACTTGGCACGCGCTCGAGGGAGACGAGGACAAATACTCGTTCCTATCCTTCGATCCAACCGGGTCAATCATCCTCGGCAACAAAACCGGATCCTTGATCTATATGAACGCCGAGGCCGGCGAGGTGAGCATAATCGACGAGCACGGCAATTTGATCTCGAGCAACGCCGACGGAATGAAAATGATTGACAAGACCGGCAACGTCGTCGAGCTCAAGGATCAACTCGTGCAAGTTCTCGGGCAAGGATCTGTCGTGATCAATTGCAAGACGGCGCAACTCAAGGCCGGCGCCGTCGAGCTCGGCGACGCGGCCGACACGCCGGTTGTACGGGGCGACGACTGGAAAGCATGGGCCGAGGCTCACACTCACCCGACTGGAGTCGGACCGAGCGGACCTCCGACCGAGCCGATTCTCCCGACGGTGTTGTCGACGGTGGTCAAAACGAAATGAGCGGAGACCATGAGCGAGAGCAAGTGCAATTTCCCGGCGATACCGATCCCACCGTTGCCGATCCCGGTGCCTCCGGCGATCCCACCGTTGCCGGCGATCCCCGCGATCCCCGCTCTCCCGGTTGGGATCCCGGTTGTGCCGGTGATACCGATCCCACCG